GTACTGGAGGCGATGGAATGAAACTACCATTATCTTCAAGGACGAGTTTGAGGAACACATGAAAAAGCAATTCGGGTCTTTCGCAAATCCGCAGGTATATGGCGTGAAGTCCGTACACATGGAAGGTAGGTATCTATGCTCCACTATTTCGGACACGGTTCGTTGGCGTATGGATGACATTTCCAGATTTTACTGCGAGGAGGGCTGACAATGGCTGAATACCTTGATCGAGCGGTATGTCTGTCAATTTTGCGTGCAAAAGCAAACATGGCGGTTTTGATGGACGCTGCTCCGTATTTTGAAAAAGCGGCGCAGATGTTGGAGAAACTGCCCTCCGCTGATGTTGCCCCGGTGGTGCATGGGGTGTGGGTGCGTGTGCATAAAATAGACCCTATTAGTGGATATAGGTGTTCGAAGTGCAGGCGTATAGTGGGGTTTGACCTCACGCCTTATTGTCCCAACTGTGGGGCGAAGATGAACGGAGGTGACAGCAATGAGGCTGATTGATGCGGAAGAATTAGAGTGTTTGTTTAACGAGCAAATTGAACAAGGCGCAACAGATGCGTTTGATGCGTTTGATGATGCTTTGCAAGATGCAACCACCGTAGATGCAGAGGTCGTGGTGCGGTGCAAAGACTGTTACCAATCGGCGGTGATCGATGATGTTTTTTACTGCACCTATTGGGGAAAAAACACAGATGAAAACGGCTATTGCCATGAGGGAGGATAAGATGGCGATTGAGTATATTGACCGAGAAAAGGCGAAGCGTCTGTTGCATATCGAATACGCATACGCCGCAGAACAACTTTTGGATGAGATTCCTGCTGCTGACGTTACCCCGGTGGTGCGCTGCAAGGGCTGCAAGCATTACGACATGGGCGTATGCCTGAAAATTTACTCGGACGGCAACGTACACTCAGCGGCTTGGCAGGAGCGAAAGCCGGAGGACTTTTGTAGCTACGGCGAGAGGAAGGACGCTCCCTAACCGAAAACAAGAAAGCCACGCCCTGCGGCGTGGCTTTCTTTCACTTCTTGTAGGGGTTTTTCTTCCACCCGGAATTGAACAGCGGCCAGACCGCCGCCTTTTCCTTGTCGGTCAGCCCCATCCGGTCGAGCGCGGTTTTCGCCTCGTCCTGCGTTATCCCCCCGCTGCCGTCCGCGTCTGATGTATGCCGCAGAACGTACCAATCCGCCGCGCTTATTCCCACCTTCTCCGCCTCTGCGTACTTCTTCATGTCCTTGTCCATGCTGTATGCGGGCACCACGGCGTGCTTCGCCTTGGCGTTGGCATACTCGTACATGGTCTTGACCATCTTAGCCCTGTCCACGTCCTTCATGGACTTGTAGGCGTCCGTGCGGAGCGCGTCCTCCAGCAGCTTGTGCCGCGTCTGCCCCAGCTTCTTGGCATACGCTGTGTACTGGTCTCCCGTCAGATAGACGGTCTTTCCGTCCACCGTAAAGGATGCCTTTGCCTTGCCGGGATATACGTCGCTGCCCACCTGTTCCGCCAGCCGTCGCACCTCGTCTGTCACCGCGTCGTGCCGCACGGTGCTGTAAAATCCGGGGGAGACGAAGCTCGCCGCCAGACGATCCACAAGGCCACCGTTGCTGACCTCGTTGCCCCAGACATCCACCATCGGCTGCAAGGTGTTTCGCCCGCCGGGGATCTTCCGCAATACGCTCTGTCCCGCGTACTGTATATCGCCGGATACCTCCCCCGCGTTTTTCGGCACGAATGCCTTTCGCACCTTGTCGTCCAGCACGTTGGCAATCTTTCCGCCCACCGTGGGGATACCCTGCGACAGATAGTTGATAAGCGCGGAAGATAAGTAATACCATGGCTTGTTGTTGGCGTACTGCGCGTTCTCCAGCAGACTGTCCAGCGAGGACAGCATGGATGTTTTCAGCATCACATCGCTGATACCTGTCAGGCCGTCCCAGATGGCATCCGCCGCGTTCTTGTCGTCGGCAAATCCCTCCATGATGGCAGCCCCGGCAAACAGCGGCATAGCCGCCGGCACCAGCCAGTCCAGCGTATAGCTCCTGTCGCCGATCTGCAAGGCAAAATCCTGATAGCCAATGCTCTTGAGGAAACTCTCCTCCTCGTCGTCGTCTCCGACGCGGGCGTGCAGCAGGCCGTTTTTCGCCAGCAGCGCGCCCAGCAGCAGAATCCCCGTTCCCGTTAGACCGGTGGAGATGGTGTCGATGGCCTCCGCCGCCGTCTTGGTGCCTGCCTTCACATCCACCATCGCCTGCTTCACGCCCCGCATCAGCCCCACCGGGCTGTAATCCGCCACGCCGCGCACCAGAATATTGGCAGGCGTCCGCCGGAACGGCATCACCGCGTCAATGGCGTATCCCGCGATCCGCTGTGCCTTGTTGTCGCTCTCCTTCACATGACCCAGCTTGCTGATCATGCTGCTGAAATCGTTGAAGTCGCGATAGGTGGCCTTTGCCGCCTCCTGCACGGCGTACTCTCTGGCACGCGCCAGCAGCTCCGGCTTTGCCCCTGCGCGGGCTTCTTCCGCCGTGATGCCCTTTGCCTTCATGGCCTGCGCCAGACTGTCCACATAGGCGGGCTTGTTGAACCACACATCTTCCTTATCCAGAAGCTGGGAGTTCTTGTCCCCCACCTTCTGCACGATCTCGCCGATCTTGTACTTTTCGCCGAACATCTTCCGGGCGTTCTCGATCTCCCGCGCGATACCGGAGGACGTCCCATCCGTATACTTGCCCGCGCCCATCGCCCGCGCCTTATCCTCTTGCTCGTACAGCTCCTTGGCAAAGTCAAGTCTGGCTCTGTCCGCCTCGCTGCGATTCAGCAGAGCCTTAGTGCGATCCTCTGCGTCCACCTTGGAGGCGGATTCCAACGCCATACCAACGGCGTTTTTCGTCCTCCGCATCAGCCCCTGTACGCTGTTACCCGCGAAGTTGCGGATATGCGTCACCGGGTTCGTCAGCATGGAGGTGTATCGCCAGTAGTTCCACTTCTCCATCACCGTGGGCTTTACCCGGCTTGCGATGTCGTTAATGATCGCCTGCCACGCCTCCGCCCGCGCCGCGTCCGTCTCCGCCATCAGATAGTCCGTGGCAAGCTGCTCGTCCACGCCCATCTGGTATGCCTCATCCACGAACATACCCCGCCGCTCGTCTGCCGTCGGTCTGTTGCCCCGCCGCTTCCGCTTGGGCGCGCTCTCCCGGTTCAGCTTGTCCATGTACCGCCGCAGCGTCAGCAGCTTTCCCGCCGGTGTCAGCCGGTTCAGCAGGTTCACCGCCTGCGTCACCTGTGCGCCGGTGTGCGCCGCATCCGCCAGATTCCCCGCCAGCTCCAGTGCCAGTGCCGCGTCTCCGGCGGTCACCGCCTCGTTGTAGCACTGCACGCCCAGCGCGAAGTCCTCCTTTGTGATCCGCTGCCCCAGCTCCACCTTGACGGAGAACCGTTCCGCCGCCTTCTGATAGCCGCCCAGCGCGTCAATGGTGCGGTTGGCGGTGTCCATCGCCGCCTGATCCGTCACCTTGGCATAGTCAAATCGTCCCTCCGCCACGCTCTGCTCGATGACGGGAGCCATCTCCGGCGATGTGATGGGCGCGTTCAGGATCGTGCTCACCGTCTTGGTGATGTTCTCCCTCGTCTCCGGATTCACCTCCGGCACCTCCGAGGGGGCGCGGCTCTGCTCGTTTCGTATACGCTCCTCCGCGTTCCGGTTTACGGGGTGGAAACGGTCACTTTCCGCCTGCATATTCTGGAAGTCGCTGTTCAGGCTGCCCCTGTCCGCGCCGCCCAGTCCGTCGTCTCCTCCGGGCGTGAACGGGCTTTCCTCCGGCGCATAAGTCACCTGCACCGGCGGCTCCTGTCCCTCGTACTGCTGCTCCCAGCCCTCCGGCCGCGCCTGCTGCGCCCAATTCTCCGCGATGTCCGTGTCCACCTGCCCGTCGAAAAAGCCGCCCTCCGCCTGCTGCATCCTCTGCTGCCACGTCCGTTCGATCTCCGCCCTTGTCACGTCGCTGCTGTCTGTCTGCGCCTGTGCCGGTGTCTCTGCCGGTGTGGTCGCATTTCCGTCTGCTGCCGCGTTTGGCTCTGTAATCCGCTCTGCGGCGTTTTGTGTCTGCCTATCAAATGTAACGGCTTGCCCGTCTCCCTGCTGCTGTGCGCCGCGCAGAGTGCCGCCGCGCCTACCTGCGCGTCCCATCAGCTGCTGCAACCCTACCTGTCCGCCGCCGAGTACGCCGCCCACCACGGCACCGCCTGCAAACTCCTGTGCCGCTGCCGCCGGGTCGAACACCGCGCCGTCTCCCACGCCCGCAATCGGATTTCCTTTTTCATATACTGCGTTCTGCATGGCGCGCTCGATGACGCCCTGCACCACTTCCTCCTTGCCCTCGTCCAGCATGGAGTTTACCCACGTTTTCCACGCGCTCGCTCCGCTCTGGAGCTGCGCGGGCAGCGTCTGTATACCGCCGCCCACCTCTACGGCGGCGTTCATCAATCCGTTTCCTATGGCGTAAAGCAGTGCTTTGTCCATGCTTGCGCCGTCGGACAGCGCGTCCTCATAGCTCCTGCCCACCACCTGACTGGCGGCCGTCCAGAAGTTCTTGTCTTTCGCCAAACCCTGCACGGCGCGTCCTACGGTGCTTGCCACGCCCGGGCTCGCCTCTGCCGCCGCCTGTCGCGCCATGTTCGCTGCCGTCGCGCCTGCGCTGCCTCCCGCAGTGAATATGGCAAGAAGTGCCTGCGGCACCGCGTTGATAGTGGCTGCGCCGTATTCATACACCTTCTGCGCCAGCTTGCTGTTCTTCATGTTCTCCGCCGCGCTCGCATCAATTGCCGCCCCCTCGTTGGAAATGCTTTCGTTCCAGCGGTTGAACACGCCGTTGTCGGAGAAAGTGCCAAGCTTATGCCCGGACAACAGCTCGAAAGGGGAGAATAGTACGTCCTCTGCCATAGCCAGCAGGGAGGATCCACCCTTTGCGATTTCGTTCAAGCCCTTTTTCCCTGTGTCCGCCAGCAGCTTTCCCACGTTTGTTTTCGTCCTCGCTTCCTCGCGCTTCTGTCCGCCGGGGTCATATACGATCTCCGGATCCTTCTTCTGCGTAAAGCGCACGGGGGAAAAGTCCGTCCGGGAGCTCTGCCCGGACGGTTTCTTTGTCCCTCCGCTCACGCTTATTGCGCTCGGTACGGCGTTGTGCGCCGTCACGTTTGCCGCCTTGCGTACCTTCTGTGCGGCGGTGCTGTCCGTCTTGCCCGCAAGGGCTCCGCCCGCCGCCTTGGTTTCCCGCTGCTTCCCGCCGGGATCATACACGATTTTAACGCCCATGCAGTCCTCCCGTTACTTCACCCGGAACCCCATCTTCTGGAGATCCTTTTTCTGGTTCGTGCTCAGCGTGTTCCACTTGCTTGCCACCAACTTTTCCGCCTTTTTCTTGTCGCCTCCGGCAAGCGTTCCGTTTACCGTCCGCATGAAATTGGAAAAATCATTCATCCCTGTGCCGCTTCTGCTTCCGCCGCCGGAGTTGACCACGGGAATCAGCGTAAGGGCTCCACCCTTATTTCCGCCGCCCGCAGCCTTTCCGGAGAGTGCCGCCAGCCTGTCCGCCAACGTAGACCCATACGTTCCGCCGCTCCCTCCGCTGACGGACGGCGTGCTCACGGTGGTGTAGCTGGGCACTGCCGCGCTGCCAAGCTGTGCGTTCTGCACACGCACCGCCTCCTCATACAGCTTTTGCAGCAAAGCCGCTCCGTCCGCCGCCTTCTGCTGTGCGATGGCGTTTTCATACTCCGCCTGCAGCTGTTTCCGCGCCAGGTCGATTTCCGCCAGCGCGTCCGCCTCTGCCTGCTGTATGTCCGCCATGCCCTGCGTCAGTACGCTGTTTCGCGCCAGATCCGCCTGCCCGGCGGTGCCCGTGTTCAATCCGCTTGCCAGTGCCCGCTCGTCGTAATTGCGGCGGCTCTGCGCCACATCCGCCGCCAGCGCATTGCGCTGCGCCGCATACAGCGGGGAAAGCTGGCTCCGCTGATTGTCGTACAATAGCGCGTTTTTGTCGTAGGCACTTTTCAGCCCCGCCAACGCCGCCTCCGTGGCGGCTTGCTGCTGCTGCCGCAGATAGTCGCTTAAATCGCTTACGCCGCCGCTGTACTCGCCGCTGGAAACGACCGTCTCCGGTGCCTGCGTCACAGTGCCTACGCTGCCGCTTCCGCCGCCAGACGCGCCTCCGGCAAAATAACCGGTGTACGTCTTGCCAGCGTTCCTGTCCACCTTCTCCTTCACGGCGTCCGCCAGTGTCTTTCCCGCGCCGTTTCCGGACTTGACCACAGGGATCAGCGTAAGGGCTCCGCCTTTACTGCCGCTATTGGAGTTCTTTTTGCTCTTAATGATGTCAGATACGCTTCCGCCGAGAAAAGTACCCATATCGCTACCTCCTTACTTCACTCTCTCCCACGTGCCGGAATCGCCGTCCACGCCGTGCAGCAGGATATTCCCCAGCACGGCGGGTTTATCCGGCTCCACAGGTTCCACCGGCTCCACATACGGAATCCCGAACCACTCGCACAGCCCCTTTGCCGCGCTCTCGGCGATCTCCGCCATGTGGGTGTGGAACCACGTAGCATCCTCCATGTTGTCGTGAAACACGTGCTCCTCATAGAAGGACACGGCTTTCGGCACCCGCAGCTCGTACCACTTCGTGCTGGCGTTCAGCGTCACCGTGCCGGGGTAGATCTGCCTCCGATACTTCACCATGATCTCCCCCAGCTTCTTGCCCGCCTTGGAGTACGTGTAGTACATGGGGCGGCAGCCCTTGGCGTTGCCCGCCGCGCTGGCGTTGGTGTGGCTGACGTAATGCACGTCCGCGCCCCACGCGTCGCTCTCCCGCACGTTCTGCCTCATAATGGCGTCGCCGTTGTCGCCGTTCATGGGGGTGCGGCGATAGCCCCGCTTCGTCTCGATGCCGCAGCGGTTCAGGATGGGTTCCAGAATGTCGATGTACTCATTGTTCTCCAGTGCCTCATAGCACTGTTTCCCGTCCGGCCGGGGGTACACGCAGGGGTTAGCCCTGTGCATAGCCGGGGACAGGTATACCTTCGGCGCGGACATTACTCCGCCTCCTCGGGGCGCGTGGAATATTTCAGCTGCTTCCCGATCTGGTCTGCACCGGTGGCGGCAAGACCGCTTACAATGCCCACCGCAGCGGCGGTGATGTAGTCGTGGGCGGGGTAGTCGGGGATGATATACATACCCGCGATGCCCAGCACCAGACCGCACACGCCCATGATGACGGGGATCCACTTGTTGTCCAGACCGCTGGCTTTAATAGCCATGCCGATCAGATAGCAGATGACGGTGATTGCCGCCACGCTCACGATACCCAGAGTTGCAAAATCCATAATGCTTCCTTTCCGGCTTTACGCCTATCACTTATTGTTTTCCAGATCGGCGATTCTATGATTGATCACCTTGATCTGTTCCTCTACCACCGGCATACGGCGGGCGAAGTTGTTGTGCTCCCGAACCTCCCGTGTCAGCTCGTCCAGCCGCTCTTTCGTCACCGCCTGCGTCTTCCCGTTCGCCACCAGCACCCCCGCGAACGTCATCGCCCCCGTAATGATTGCCACGATGATTGCCTCCGTCATACTGCCTCCCATCCATACGTTCCCGGTGCCCACACGTTGTTATCAACGGTAGACTGCCATGTTTTGCCCTGATATGTCACCTTATCGCCCTTCATGTAGGGGTTGGTACTCTCAGGCTGCTGCCACTCGGGGATCACGGTAGGATCGGGGATCAGTACCTTTGCCCACAGGCTGACAGCGTCCTCCGGCGTCCACGTCCCCTGCGAGGTATGGCCCTGCAAGCACTTGTACAGCACGCCGCCGTACAGGCATCTGTCACCGGCAGCATAGGTCACGCTGTCGCTGCTCCACGGGCGATAGATCATCGGTGCTTTTGCCGCCTGCTCATCGGTCAGGACGGCCGCTGCCGCGTCCATGCTGGCACGAATGGCTTTCGCCTGCTCTAAGATGTCCGTCCTCATATCAGCCCTCCGTTTCGATTCCGAGAATCTTCAGCGCGGCTTTGTACTGCACCGCCTCCGCCTGCGTCTGCTCTAACTGTGACGGCTCCGGCTTGGGCAAGTTTGCCACGTCCTCCGCGATCTCCACCTCACTACGCAGCACACACGCGCCGCCCTCGTACTTGTAACGGGGGATGCCCTGCATGGTGTACAGCCCGCCGTCGAGGTAATGGCTTTGCGCCAGATTGAACTTATCGCCGTACCCCTCATCGATGTACGTCCACTTTGCCACATCGTCGATGTTGCTCATGGTGTACCCACCCTCGCAGCGGAGAATGTGGCTTTTCTCGTCCAACAGGACGTAGACCTTTGATTTTTGGATTTCCATAGTGCACCTCCTACAAATCGGCGGAAAGTTCAAAGGTGACGCCTTCGGGGTCGGCGCAGTACGAGTATACCGCCTTTTGCGTGTTGCTTATCGCTGTATAGTTGACGCCCAGTCTCGCCATACATCCATTCGCCTCTGCCACAGTCAGTATTTTTTCGCTGATCCCCAGTGTTATCGGCTTACTTTGCGTCAACACGGGGTTATTAATACGCATTGCAACGGGGAGCGGTAACATGATGAACGAATAATGTGTATCTTCGTACGCCATGTTGATTGTTTGATACTGGGTATAATGCACGCGATAGTAGTACCTCTGGCACTCCGCCAGTTGATCGCCGAACTTCGGGATCTCGTTCAGCACCCACTCGCCGTATTCCTTGTGGGCGAGGGTTTGCTGGGAGCCGAGTTCCAGCTTGGTGGCGAGGACTTTTACGTTGTCGATGGCTGTGTTAAATTCAACTTGCGTTAACGCGCTGGCGAGTTTTTGTATATACATATCAATAATGCTATTTGCGAATAAGACCTGAACTTGATTCAGGATACCATTGTAGATGTATGTCCCGGTGTACAGGTTCCCATCGCTCATCAAGACAGACCCTACCAGTTGCCTTCCAATGTATTTATCGAAGTCGTCAAAATATTGCCCAATATACGAGTTTGCCTTGACAATATTTAAGCCGTTATCTATTGTGACACTCTCACCTGAATCAAGCTTCCACCGATCAATCCCGTACCCGGTTCCCGTGTAACTCGTCTGCCCTCTCTGATTGACGGGGTTGCCGAAGTACCAGTTATCCGTCAGGCCGGGGTTACACGGAAACGCCTTGGTGGTGATGATCCTGCCGGTGATGGAGATGTTGTCTCCGGCTTCATATGGCGCAGGTGCGTTGATGTTGTCACGTGCCTGCTGCTTCTGCGCGTCGGTCAGGGCTTGGGGGGTGTTGTAACCCACCGCGCCCACACTGCCTGCCGACAGGGTGATGTTGCCGTCGGTGTCCGGCGTCACGCCGTTCACGTCCTTCACGCCCTGCACGATGGTGTAGGTGCCGTCGTCCGTAACCTCGCTGTTGGCGAACTTCGTCCGGCTGCGCTGGGGCATCTGTTTTCCGTATTTGTCGAAAATCAGGTGTCCGGAGGAGCCTGTCGCCTGCCACGTGCTGCCGTCCGCGCTGACCTCCAGCACCTTGTCGCCGTTCAGCCGCATATACTTGAAGCCGCCTGCGTTCTCCGGCAGCAGCACCGCCTGCTCCACGCCCATTGTCTCCAACTGCGGGAGCATGGTTTCGTTGATATACCGCTGCAGGGCGACGCCGCCCTCATCGAACTTTGCTTTCAGCTCGGTCGCCGTCAGCCCGCCTACGTCGTTTGGCTCGTCGTCCAGCTTGGCGATAATGTGCATATCGTCCGTAAACTTCTGCAATGCCATTCCATATCCCTCCGTTCCTTACAGTCCTTCGCTTTCGTTGATCTTCCGCTGCAGTGCGCCGTATCCTCTGCCTCCCCGCACCGGCGTTTCGTCCTCGCCCTCGTCCGGCACTGTGTCGCTCGTCATTCCGCTTGCCATCATCGCGCCGCGCTCTGCCGCCTCCGTGATCTCAATAAGCCTCTCCCTGTCACTGATTTGACCGTTTGGCAGACGCCGCAGATATTCGCTGGTGGGGATCTTCCCCTGCATGAGCAGGTTGTCCAGCGTCTGCATATTGGCGATCTCGCTCCAATAGGAGCTTGCGCCGGCATCCAGATCAATGCTGCACGGAACGTCTCTCAGAACGCTGAAATCGAACCCGATATACAGCTTCTCTCCCGTGTTTGCGTCGGACACCTCCACCTGCCGCGTGCCGTAGTACTCCGCCATGAACTCCATGTATATCTCGCCCAGCTGCTCTACGCTCTGTAAAAGGTTCTGCTTCGTCAGCTCCATAGGCGTTGCCGCCGCACGCTGCAGGGCGATGATCGCGCTTGTGTTGTCCGGTCGCGCGTCGCCCAGCGCAACATCTGTTGCCCCGAGGAACTTTTGCGTGTAGCTGATAGCCAGCTCAATAAACTGGCTGATCTGCGGGCTGATCTGTGCCGGGTCGATGATCTTTGCCGCCCCGTCCACGTTGCCGCTTACGCCGATAGCCGCGCCTACCTTGCTGCTCCACCCGGCGATACGTGTTCTGTCATACATCACCTTGGGATAGGCAAGCGTCATCAGGGAGATCATGGACATGGCGTACAGCTTGTTCACGAAGATTTGGTTGGGGATCAGCCCCGTGATCATCGCCTGTCCGTGGTAGCAGTCCTGCACATAGTCCCACGGCATCCATACCAGCGGATACAGCTTGATACCCATGTCCCACTCGCCGCGTACCTCCGCCGCCTGCGTGCATTCATAGGCGTGTATGGTGCCAGTCTCGTTATCACGCCACATTCTCAGCATCACCGTGACCTTGTTTCCGCCCAGCTGATCCATGGCGATGTTCCCGTTTTCCTTATCGTCCGGCGTAATGGCTTGAATGTTTTCCTCGCCAGCCCCCATTTCTCTGGCGTATCGCTGCGCTTCGCCCACCAGCATACGCCGCAGGATGATAATATACGGCTGGCTCTGCACGTCACGGCTGTTGGGGTTCCCAAACAGCACCTGCGTGTTCTGCAGCACCTCCGTTCGGATGCCGCCCTTTCTGTCCTGCCCCGTCTCCATCCCGGCGTCCCACCACGCGTACATACAGCCGTCGCCGTCCACCGCTGCGTTCCGGCAGTATTCACGGATACACCCGCCCATTTTGTTCTTCTCGAAAATGGCGGTGAACTGGTCGTTCAAAATGTTGCTGTACATCTCCAGCAGCCACGTAGGCGCGTCTCCGCCGCCATTGAGCGGCTTTGCGTGGAGCTTCAGATTGTCCGTGCTGATGTTTGCCACGCTGAACAGCACCACGCGCTTCAGGAAGTTGAACACAGGCGTCGGCAGGCCGTTCGCCTGCACACCCTCCCACTGCTTCCCAATGAAAAAGTTCTCATTGGTCTGCACCGTGTCGTAAAGGTCTATCCCCTCGCAGAATTTGACGCCTGCGCTGTATTCTGCGAACACGCCCTGGGGCGTATAGTTTTCACTCAATCCCATTCACCTCATTTCACGCTGCCTGCGTACCGCATCTGAATGTCCGTTTCAATGACCGTCGCCGTCGCGCTGGCGGATTTACTGCGGAATATCAGCCGGTAGAAGGTCGCCTTTTTCACCTTCAGCTTCACACGCTTTACCTTCGGTTTTCGGTTTGTGGAGAAGGAGAAGTGTGCAAAGTTCACATGGTCGAACGCCGCCAGACTGTACGCCACCACCTTGTCCGGATAGTCGCTGCGCCTGTCGCTCTCCACCGTCACGGTGATTCGCGCATTGCTCTCCGGCTGCATCGCCACGAAAATTGCCGGTGAGTATTTCAGCAGCCAGTCTTTGTTAAAGTCCATGGCTCCTGTGGCTGCGTAGCAGTCTATCGGCGCGCTGTTGTCGTTCCGGTATGCCCGGCTGAAATGCACCACCGCGCCGTCTCGGCTGAACCCGTACTTCTCCGCCTCTACCTCCACGATCTCGTCGAACGGAAGATCTTCGTATAGATACCACGTGTTGTTCGCGTAGTTCAGCACCAACGCCTTACGGTCGTGCACAAACCAGTATTCGTGCTCCTGTTTCAAGTTAAACGTCTTAATGTCCTTCAGGGAAAAGCCTCTCAGCGTCTTTGCCACGCGGTCGCTTACGCGCTTTGCGTTGCTCTCGCTGCTGCTCACGTACTTGCTCCCCTCGCTGATCCATTGGTATACGCTTCCCGCGTCCAGCGTAAGGGGGCTGTTTTCCAGCAGACGCGCTTGTCCCGGAGCTTCGTTCCCGAACTGCCGGTTCACAGGCTGCACGTAAAAGGCCGCCGTGGTGGTGCCGTCATCCAGCGGCGTCGTGCCGTAGATCACCGCCCATGCGCTGTTGGGCTTGAATGCCATCATGCGGGCATACTGTCGCACGAGTGCCGTAATGGGTGTGTTCTTTTCTCCCACCCGCAGCTCGTAGAGGTCGGGGAAATAGTCCGCGCTTGCCTCGCCTGTGTCGTACCGGATACCGGAGTAGATAGCGCGGTTGCTTCCGTCACCGTATAGAAACACGCGGGTATCCGTACTGCCGTTGTACAGTTCGGAGAATCGCATGGCTTTAATATCTCCTGGCGCACCGCCGCCCTTTGTGTATGTCGCCTCCACGGTGTTTGTCCCCTTTGCCGGGGCTTCCGAAAATGTGATCGTCCCCGCCGCTGTGTCCGCCGTCCAGCCGCTCACGGCCGCGCCGTTCGCCCTCACGCCGTCCACGCCTACGATCCCCTTCTCCGGCAGCTGAAACACGGTCGCCGTTCCGTCTGGGCTGAACTGCACGCGCCTCTTGCCCGTCAGGCGGTTCACGCCCTCCAGCAGCGTTCCCGCGCCGGCGGGCGTTGTGCTGATCTGTACCAGCGGCACATAGGGCGTCACGTCCGAAAATCCCGTCTCCGTGCCGCCGTCCCAGCTCTTGTAGTCCGCGCCGTTCAGCAGGTATACCTTCCCGCCAAAGGCAAAGAACGTCGTCCCCGCCGCTGTGCAAACTCCCAGATCTCGCTTTGTGCCTCCGCTCACATCCACGTCATAGACGTGCCCGCCGTAGGCTGCCAAAATATGCTCCGCGCCGCCCACCATACCGCGCCATACGCCGTGTAGCGTCGCACCCTCCGCGTCGCCCTCCGTCGCCAGTGTCATGATCGTCCGGCTCCCCGGGCGTATTTGCAGGTGATTGTCCGCCGTAATGCGGAAGTTCCGCATTTCCGCCATTTCGCCGGTGCGGAGCGTTGTGTCTCCGTCCAGGTTCTCGTTCATGCCGAGAAACGCGTGGATTTTCAGTATGTTGTTTCCGTTGGCGTTCGAAATGGTCGCCACCTTTAACCACCTCCGTATGTCATGTAGCTGCCGGTCATCTCTCCGCCGGTCATCTCGTCGTCGTAATCCGCTGCAGCCGTCTCGTAGGGCTCCTGCTCCCGAACCGGCGCGGCCAGCTGCGCCGCAATGGTGCGTGTGGCACAGAAATACCGCACAGCGTCGCAGATATGAGTAATGTCGTGGGGCTCTGTGGCGCAGTCGCTGGGATTCTTTTCATCGCTCTGTATCAGTGCTATGTTCCGTATCAGCCCCCGGCAGCAGCTGGCCACCAGCATACCCGGTCTGTCGTTCTCGTCCTCCATCGGCTTCAGCATCTCTTTAACCGCCATCCAGCCCTGAATGCGGTTATTACTGGCTTTAATAAGCCCCACGCCGTTCTGTGCGAAAATCTCCGCGATATTCTTTCCCGTGTCCTTCTGCCGCAACCACATATCCGGCGGCGCGATGGTGGCGAAGATCGTCTCCTCCGCCGGCGTCAGTGCGTTCATCAGTTTTGCCGCCTCCGAGGCAATAAGACCACTTTGCTGCACCTCTCTGTATACCCATGCGCGCCCGTCAAAGTCCACCGCCACCCAAAGACAGGCGAACATATCAAGACCGTAGTCGAATGCCCGGTACTTTCTCCACTCCCGCGGCACCTTGGCAAACGGCTCCACAACGTGGGTATCTGTCTTAAACTCCGGGAAGTATGTCCCCGCCATGGCGTTCCAGTCGCCGTCACGCCACGCGCGGCGCACATTCTCCGGCAGCAGATCCAGCATCTGCTTATACTCCGGGGACGCCTCCAACAGCTGGGGGTTATCATCCACCGTAGCGGGGATGAAGGTATAGTCCTCCGCCCTCTCGTCCGTGTTGTACTCCTTGTCGATAAACAGCCGCTTCACCCACGCGTGCCCCACGCCGCCCGGGTTCATGGTCAGGTACATCCGGCGCGGTATTTTCGTCGCGCCGCGCAAGCACGCGCCCAGCGTGCGGAATTGGCTCTCCGTGAAATGGGTCGCCTCGTCCAGAAATATCCAGTCCCATTCCTGCCCCTGATACTCCACGTCGCCGCCTGCGTCGTAATGTCCGAACTTGATCACGCTGCCGTTGCAGAAGGTGAACATCCGCATGGTGCCGTTGTACGCCGCCATCTCCGGCGGGATCATCTTCCGCATGGGTATGATGATGGTCTGCTCCAGCTCTGGGTACTCCTTCCGCACGATCAGTATTCGTATGCCGGGATAGGCCAGCGCACCGCCTGCCGCTTTCATCCGCAGCACATGGGTTTTCCCTCCGCCTCTTGCGCCGCCGTATGCCACGTAGCGGCTTCTGGCTTGGCAGAATAGCTTCTGCTTCGGGTTCAATTCCCCTGTATTCAGTGTCGGTGTGTTGCCTCTGTATGCCATGCGCTCGCCTTTCTCTGCATCCCCGTGTGTTTTAGGAAAATAGGGCGGACGCCGGGGAAAGCGTCCGCCCTATGGTTGGGGCATTATTCGTACTTCTGGGTGGCTTCCATGCCCACGCAGCCGTCCTTGGTGCCCACGGCGCGCAGCGTCTCGCCTGCCGCCAGAGTCACCGGCGCGGTGTACACCTGTGCGGTGGTGCTGTAACGGGGGTTGGAGCCGTCGGTGGTGTACATGAACACCACGCCGTCTGCGGCGGTGATGGTCACCTTATGGGTGCTGATGCTCATGACAGGCGCGTCCAGAATAGCCGCGTTGCCGCACACGGCGATGCCGTCACCCCTTGCGCCCAGCACGAAGCTGTCGTAGTAGGTCACGCCCTGCACCACGGGGCCGGAATAGCCCTGCACCTTGGGCAGAATGTCGTACTTCGCCAGCTTCACCGGGTCAACCGTGCTGTTGCGGTGCTTGATGAAGAAGTACACGCCCGCCGGCATATACCGGGAGGGGATGGGCTTCACGCGGCAGCCGTCGAACTCGCCGACCACGCCGCGGGTCAATGCCTCCTTGCCCAGCGCGTCCACGCCCAGATAGTCCGGGTTCTGCTTCAGGAGCTTGTAATACTCCGTGCCGATGTACAGCGTCCTCCCGTCCATGGGCACCAGCGCGTCGGTCATCTTGGCGTTGGCGTCGATAATCATGCCGCCGATGGTGGTCTTGGTGGGCGCGGTGGCCTCCTTGATCTGGATGTTGCCGCCCATCACCCATTTGAGGATGCGGTGCTTGTCCATGTTGGGGGTGGTCACCTCATCCAGCTGCCGGCGCAGCGAACGGGCGGCGGATACCTGGATGGCGCGGTCAGAGCCGTCCAGCGCGTCGATGGTGAAGCTGAAGGAGGGGGACATCTTGCATTCCATCTCCTGCAGCGTGTCGCCCACGTCGTACACGGGGCCAAAGCGGTTGTCACCGGTGCGCTTGTACTCGGTCTCCGGCACCGTGTTCACGCTGCCGATCCGGATGGTCTTGCTGTTGGGTGCCACCCACGTGTAGTCATGACCGCAGTCGTCGTTGGTGATAGACGCGATCTTGAACCGCTCCGCGATCTTGGTCGCGTACTTGATAGCGTAATTGATAGCCATTGTGTTGCCTCTCTTTCTTTTCCGGGCGGAGGCTCGCCCCGTGGCTCATATCAAGAGCCGAATCCCTCCAAAAACGGGTCGTTCTTGTTGGAATTGTTTCCGGCAGACTGCATAGAGCCTGCGGAACGTGCGCTGTTCTTCTGGTTCAGCGCGGCTGCATTCGCTTGATCCTGCGCCGTTTTCACGGCGTTATTCGCGCTTTCCACTGCGTATCTGGCATAAGCTGCCGTCAGCGAAAGACCTTTTCTTACGTCTTCCCATACGCTCTGAGGGATCACTTCCGGGTCGTTCTCCGCCTGCTTGAATACTTCCGGGAAGGCTGTGGAGAACTCCTGAATGTCAGAGCTGACGCGCTGGCTTCTCTTGCTCTCCTCTGCCTCGTTCTCCTGCTGCTCCGCCTCTCTCGCGGATACAGCGGCCTCTCTGTCCTCAAGCGCAATGGCTCTTTCCGCCTCCTCGTCGTTCAGACCCTCCGCCTTCTTCATGGCGGCGCGAACGACGCGCACGTAATCCGGAACGCTCATTCCGTTTGCCTGTGCCAGCCCGGAAAATACCTCCATTACCGGCTTCGCCTCATCGTACTTCCCGCGGATGCGGTCGTAGTCCACACCCTTCTGCAAAAGTTCCGGCGTGATGTCGCGCTGCCGAACGGTCAGCTCCGTGCCATTGTGCTTGATGATCCACGCGGCTTCACGGCTTTCGCCGCTCTCCGCTTCCTGCTGGCTGCCTTCTGCGTCCTGCGTCTCAGCCGGGGTCTCGGCTTCTCCCGCCTCCGCCTCGCTGCCAGCCTCGGCGTCATCCTCCGCATCAACGGTATCTGCCGCCGTTTCGTCAGCCTCCGTGCCGGTCTGGTCTGTATCCATCACGTCGTCGCTGCCGTCCCAGCCGTCCAGAAATGCGTCCCGCTGGTCTGCGGGGTTCTCCATCTCCATGCTGGTATTCTCCATCTCATCCATAAGCTGCTCCTTTCCGCCTTGGTGTGGCGGCAGTATTGTTTATGCCCCGGTCATGGGCTTAAAACCAACGGGAAAACTGGCAGTACTCAATGCCGCCATAGGGTAGAGCGTCGTCCACGCTCTCGAATTTCGATCTCACGCCGCTTCGCGCCCGCTCCAGATGCTCCTCAAAGAGCTGCTGAAAATATTCCGCAAGAGACGGGTTTTCCTCGCTCAGAAGGTGCGCCGCCAATCCGTTTGGCAGCACATCCCGCAGGATCAGCGGGTCGAGATCCAGACTATCGCTGAAATCTACGATGTCGTCCAGCGCGGGACGTCCCTCCTGTTCGTCGGGGTATGTTGCGCTGGCGGGGTATACAATGTCGATCAGGTTGTTCAGGATGCCAATGGTGCGTACCCTGTACTCCTTTGTGTCGCCGGAGGTAGTGGCACCGGTGCTCTCGTTCTGCGCGTCGATCAGATACATCGCCTTGTCGAAAATCGCCTGCACCGTTTTGTCGATCGCCATTCTCTCCGCCTCCTCGCTTAAATCTTCATGCCTCCCGGCTCAAACCCCGTTTTCCCCTTCACGGAGTATTGCATGATGTTTTCAAATCCCTCGTCGATGCTTCCGGCTGATACCTTGCCGTCCGCTGTCTGCTCCGGTGCGCTCTCTGCCGCGTATCGTGCCGGCAGCCGCTCCGTGAGCCGCCACAGCAGCCACACCGCGCAGACCAGCAGCACAACCACCGCCGCCAGCAAAATGATGATCGCAGTCATATCATCCTCCGCTACTTGAAGTCGCTCTCATCCACGCCGCTGCCGAAAATGACCTTCACCGTGGAATCGTTCTTCGTCTCCACCTTGTCCTGGTAGCCGCCAAGCCGCGTCTGCTTCTGCAGGAAAATACTCCGCGGCACCATGCCCTTCTCCCGGTAGGTGGGGTCTGTCTCGATCTGCGCCTGTATCCGCAGATAGGCGCGCTGCACCGCGTCCTGCAAGTGCTGGCACCGATCTCCGTCGTACCATCGGCGCAGCTGCTCCAGCCGCACCGTTTTTCCTGCACGGTTGCCCTTGCTCAACGCCAAGCAAAGCCCTGCTTCTCCGTACAAAAGCCCGTTGGCGTCGCAGTACTCGAAATAGGCGTTTGCCGCCGCTTCAAACTCCTCCGCCGTCGGGAAGATAGACGACGCCTCCGCCGCCGCTGAGCACATTTTCGCCATGTGCTCCGGGCTGTGATAGTGCGGGCGTTCTCCCGCCTGCCGCGGCGCGGGCTGTGTCCTCTGCGCCGGTCTTTCCGCTTCCCTCCGCTTCATCGAAACGGCGTCCACACCCTCCATTTCCTTGGTGGCGGCGGTACACGCGCCGCCTGTCGCCGCCTTTGCCTTATCCCGCGGCTTTCTCGGCTTTCGCCGGATAGGGGAACCGTCTTTTCTCGTTCTGTTGGGGTCTGCCATGCCCTCCGCCTCCTTCCTGTGAATCTCTGGTGCAGCGGACGCGCCGCGTCCTTTCGCCAGCCAAAAGGTGTTTCATCTCGCCCTCCGCTTGGCTTCTCGCGCTTCCTCGCTCGCTTTCCGCGCTGGCACGGACAGTTGGGGATCGAACCCACCGCAAGCGGTTTTGGAGACCGCTTCGCCGCCCTGGAACATTTGCCCGTATATTGCCCCTGCCGGAATTGCACCGGGGACGCCGGACGAGATTGCAGTCTCGTTCCCGGCGCAGCTCCTGCTTACAGGGCGGAGCTTATGGAAACAGGAGGTGCTGAAAGTACCTTTGCACGGACGGCGGGATTGGCTACCCGCGATGCTTTTACCTGCGTAGGGGGGGAACCGCAAGCCTCCGGCTCATCACTCCGGTGCGTCCGTATGTCTATGCTCTCCCTCTTGCGTAGTTGACCCCGGCGGGATTCGAACCCGCACCCATGCCAGCAGCCTTGGCGCGCTCTCCCTGTTAAGCTACGGGGTCGTGTGCCGCACCGCCGAAGGAAGAAAGCGGCACGGCAGAAAGGAGAAATGCCTACCCTCTATCTCCCATATACCACAGTTTTCTTGCTGGTTCAAGAGATATTTTTACAGCATTTCACGATATTACAGTATATTACAGCAGATTACTGAATATTGTTTCTCCACGCCATTACCGCGTCTGTCAATGGCTGTGGAATTGCTTTGAAAAATTTCAGCATCTCCGCTTCGCGACCCCGCCGCCCTGTTTTCCGCCACCCCCTCTGCGTTACGGTACTGCCGTCATGGTGTATCGCCTCCGCGGTGTGGGAGGAGGGGAGAAAGTGCCGGGGAAGGGCTGAACGGGTGCGGATGAATTATCCCCATACCGCGCTGAGAAGGGACACCGGATTTTCCGCCACCCCCTACCCATCCGGCACTGCTGCTATCCCCCTACTCCACCAGCCCCGCCCACCAGGCGGGGGACGCCAACACCCCGCTGCCGGGAATAGCTTATAGGACACAGTGAGGACACAGTGCGTACACAGCACAGCCAACAAACCGTTGCAAATAAAGGCTTTTCCCTTAATGGGAGATTAACGGACAGCGTTTTGCCCGTGCCCCGTGCCCGTCAGATCGTCCCCTGCCATGCCCTCCGGGCTGTCCGCCGGAGCCTATGCCGCCCCGCCTGCCGCTGTCTCCCGTCAGCCCCAGCCCTCGCCGCAGAAATCGTGATAAAATTTGCGAAAACTGGAGATAACGCGAGAAAACAAGAGATAATGAGAGAATCGGCAAGCTAACCGCCGTTGCGTTTTGCCCCGCCTCCTCCCCTCTCCTCCGCCCACCTCTCCCCCTATTGCTCCTCCCTCTGCACTCCTGCTACAAGAACCTGTCCCCCTACTATGCAAGATCCATCTATTCCCCCACCCTCTACCCCTACCGAGGCAGACGCGACGCGCAGCGCGGCAGAACTTGAGGAAAGGGGGGATTATAGGGGGGATAGGAGAAAGGGAGAATGGAGGAAGATAGGGAGGGTGTGGGAGGGGAAGAAGGAGGCAAGGGGGAAAGGGGGAAGTGGGGACGAAAGGGGGGGGCGGCTGTCCGTGTCGCTGCGCGCGCCGTCTGCTGTCGTCCGGGCATAGCAAGAGCCCCCGCCGATCTGGCAGGGGCTACGGTGCTGTTATAGAGATTGTTTGATGGCGTCTACGATCCAGGCGTTGACGCTCTGGCCGGCGGCGGCGGCGGCGGCCTGTATCTGGGCTTTGCTTGGGTATCTTGACCTGTACAGCTTTAGCGTGATTTTTTCCGTGTTGTCCCGGTCCCATTTTGCGGTGGCGCGCCGCTGTGCCTCCGTGGTCTTGTAATCCTTCTTTTGCAAGGGTTTCCGCCTCCTTTCACGCCCTTATTATACCGCGTATGCGCGTATAAGTCACCCGTACATTTTGCACGAAAAGTCAGCCGTATATTTGGCGAAAACGCAGAAAGTCGCCGAAATTGGCGCGAGGGGGTTGACAAATGCTATACGTCCGCCTTATACTTGGGGCACAACGACAGACAACCACCACGACAGGCCGCGAGGCCGGAAAGGATTACAACAATGATCAACTACGTTATTACCAGCGAGGAGCAGGCCCGCGCTATCATCAACGCTTACAACAACTGCCGCGACTGCGGCGAGTGCCCCCTCAATGCCGAGGGCTGGCGGTGCTCCTATCTCTACGAGGTCGCCCTCCGCTATCTCGAGCGCAAGCACTGACCCGGTAGGCGTAACTTGGTAGAGTGGATCGGCGCCGAACTGCAAACGCTTCTGGCGGGGTTGAGCGCATCAGCCCCACCCCATGCACCTACAACAACCACCAAAACCACACAGGAGGAACGCACCATGTACGAAACGATTTTCAATCACTGCAAGACCCTGGACGAGCTGAAGAAGGCATATAAGGCCGCAGCCATGCAGCACCACCCCGACGTGGGCGGCAGCACCGCCGCCATGCAGGAGATCAACGCCGCATACGAGCGGAAATTTGAATACCTGAAGGGCCGCCAGAACACCGAGGCCGCCGCCGACACCACCGGCAAGACCCACGCCACCACCGAGAACGCCGCCGACTTTATCGCCATCATCAACGCGCTGCTTCGGCTGGACGGTCTGGAGATCGAGCTTTGCGGCCGCTGGCTCTGGATCGGCGGCAACACCCGGGAGCACAAGGATGCTTTGAAGGCCGCCGGGTGCCGCTGGAGCAGCACCAAGAAGCTTTGGAGCTGGCATTACGCGGAAGACGGCGTATACCATCGCGGCAAGTCCAAGAGCATGGCGGAGATCCGCAGCAAGTACGGATCCACCAGCTTCAGCCGATCCACCCATTCCGACGCGCTCCCCGCTTGACGGGGACGCGCCGACCACCTGAAAGGAGCCCACCATGAGGAGAAAAATTTTACACAAGGCAAAACTTGTTATAACTGTCGAGAGTGACCGTTGCTCCGGGCGTATCAATACAATTTCTGTTTTCGATAATAGGACAGCTGATTATTGGAGCGATGAGCAAATCAAAGAACGCGGGATCTCGCAATTCCTTAGCGTATCGGATATGAAGGAAACTCTCAATTGGAATCTTAACGGCAATGGTTCTTTGTATCAATTCAAGTGGGGGCAGTCCAGCAAAAATTTCTCCGCTGGCGTCGCCTATGTTTTTCAGTGATCCCCACCGGGGCGGCGAATGCCGCCCCACCCACAAACCACGAACACCACGAACAGCCCGCCGCGGAGGTAACGACGGAAAAGGAGGATTCCCCATGATCTACGCAATCGAGAAAATAGGCTACGACCCCCGCGCCCGCTACGCCGTGAAAGCCGTCACCGAATGCGGCACGAACCCCACCAACGGCAAAGCCTACCGCACCGAGGACGACGCCCGCCGTGCCGCCGCTGAAATGGGCCTGACCGTTTCCGTTGTGGGGGATCTCTGGCAGATCCTCCACGTCACCCACTGAAAGGAGAATCGAATATGAAAACCGCCGGATATTGGGCTTGCAGAAATGAGATCATCGCCGCCCACCTCGCCGCCCCGCACAGATACGAACCGTTTACGGAGCTTTTCGACGTATCAAAGCTCGACGCCATCCGCGACAAATACGGCGTTGACCTTTACCGCGAGTGCTACGCCGACGCGGTGCACGAGGTCACGGAGATCGCCAGAAAGGCGGTGCGCGCATGAGCTATCTTGACCTGTTCCAGCGGTACGGCAGTCCCAGCCGGGAGGCCAGCGTGCAGATCCGTGATTACCTGATCCGCCCCGATGTCCTCACCGCCGACCGTATCGCAAACTACGACAAGAGCGCAGCCCGCACCATCGCCGAGTGCCGGCAGCTGATCGACCAGCTGACCGAGTACCGGCAGGCCCTGGCCGAGCGTTACGCCCAGCTTGCCACGGCGGCCTATCGTGACCGCTTGGAGCTGCGGCGCGATCCTGGTTACAGGGGTAAGCCGGTGATCTACTCCGTGCAGATCGTCCGCACCTACGAGGACGGCACGACGGAAACACCGCTTTCCGAGACCTACACCGGCACAGACCGCCGCAAGGCCTTCGCCCGGTTTGCCGTGCTGCAAAAGGAGCGACCAGGCATAGAGACCATTCAGGACACAGACCGCCGCGCCTGGGAGCACTGACCGCCACACGCCGCTGAATTTCTATCAACAAAAAGCACCGACAATCTGTCGGTGCTTTTTCCTGTCCGCATAGTTTTTTTGTACACAGAGAATACACAGTATAGCCGAAATACGTTGAAAACAAACGGCTTTTTCTTAAACGGCGTTTAACTCCACCCAACACCGCCTAACCACTTGAAAACACGCGCTTTTCATTGTGCCGCAACGGTTATCTCCATGCAAAATATTGTAATGCTATGTTGCACATAGTCACATATTAGTACACAGTTTGTACACAGTCCGGTCAACCGCTCTGCGCGCTTTTCTCCCCGGCTCTCTGTCCAAGGTAGGCGTTCAGTTTGTCCGCCCCGATCCTACTGTGCTCCTTCCGCAGCTCCTCATACACTCCCTTCAGGGTGCCCTCAGTGTCGCCCAGGAACCCGGCGGCCGTCTTTGTGTCCACCCCTGCCTCATACATGATCGTTGCGTAGCTGTGCCGGAACTGATGCGGCGTGATCCCCTCCAACCCACAGGCGGCGCAGTATCGCCGCCACCTCTTTTTGAAGGCATATGCCGTCAGGTGCCCGCCGTCCTCCGCCGGGAAGATCAGCCCGATCCTGTTCCGGGGCAGAGCCGCCGCCAGACCGTCCAGCAGCGGGATCTCCCGCTTTCCGTTCCGGCTTTTTAGGTGATCCTCCAGCACAGGCTTCCCGGTGGTGTAGTTGACCTTTTTCGCCACCCTGATCACGCCTGCCTCCCGGTCAACGTCCTGCCACGTCAACGCCAGCAGCTCCCCGCGGCGGCATCCGGTATACAGCAGCATCAACCCCAGCAGCCAGTCCGTCCCCCGGTACGCCTCCACCGCCTTTTCCTGCTCCACGGTAAGCGCGCTGCGCTTTGTTTTCCGTAGATTTTTACCGGGCTTTACCTCTGTTGCCGGCGAAACAGATATGTCTCCCGTCAAAACCGCGTACGAGAATATCTGCTTGATAATGGAAAGCTCTATCCGCACGGTCTGCGCGGCGTAGTCTTTGACCTCAAACGCCCGCAGATAGCGGCTTATGTCCGCCGGGGTATACTTTGCCGCATAGTCCGGGAACGCATCCTTAACGCGTCGTATGGGGTAAACGTAGACGTTTTGGGTGGATACGCTCACCTCCTCCCGGTGCTGTTCCCACCACTCATCAATGATTTTCGGCAGCTTCCGCCCTCGCGTCTCCTCCTCCCTAAAGGCGAGGATCTTCTTGTCCACCTCCGCGCACGTGCGCCCGCGAAAGCGAACCCGTCTTCCGTTCACCGTCCGCGTGGTCTCAAACAGCCCGTCCGGTCTCTGGTAATACTTCTTTTTTGCCATAGTTCATTCCTCCTAAAATTCACGCTTGCGGACAGTGGAAAAATGTGCTATACTGGCATAGAAACATAGGCACATTTCTGCCGTCCTGCTAATGACGTGGTGGTTGTTCGTGGGTGTTTCGCTTGAGCCGTCCCCTGTTGCAGCGGGGGACGGCTTATTTTTTAGTCCGTCAGTCTATGCGCTGTGTAATGACCTTTGATGCAGTCGTTGTAGTAGCCGCCCATAGATTCAGCATTCATCAGGTCGCTGTACACAAGTGCCGGAACATCGTCGTAGGAATAGATAGTGCCGCTTTTCCGAAACTGCACAAACAGAACCTTTTCCGCGCTGTCATAACCGACAGCAGAGAAGCAAGTGCTCTCCGGCGTCTCATTCAGCGTTACTGTCGGCTCTCGATCCTCCACCGGCAACGGAACACGCGCTTGTTTTACCTCTTTGTTCGGCGTACTTCCGCAGGCTGTAACAGAAATCACCATCATTAACACCAACAGTGCCGCTATTATCTTTCTGCCCATTTCTGCAACCTCCTTTTCTCAGTATTGTCTATTAGCATTCCATGAATTGCGCCGAGCGCGCACAGTATCGGAACGGAAATATACATAATCTTGTTCGTTGTGGGTTGGCGACGCCAGTTGTCAGCGGGTGTCACGCCCAGCGACGACGCGGAAACGCCCTCTATGGTAAGCGTACATGGCTTATCATTTATTTCGACATCGACGACTTCCGGAGGGTACACTTCAATATCGATTTTCCGCCAGTTTTTAGGCGTTCGTTTTTTCCCGTAAAACACGCCGCACAAGGTGTATTGCGTCGACTTGGTCAGCCTGTCCGTGTCTCGGTACGGTTCACTATCTATATACGTCTGCACAGACAAAACCGCCGGGAAATATCGAGCGAATTCCCAGCTGCTGCTATGCGCCTCTACCTTGATGTCATATTCGCCGTCCGGTATATTGTTATTCAAGTCACGGGAGAGATCCCAAACAAGCATCAATCCGGTCACGAGGAAGAACGCCACAGTCCATTTTTCAAACAGCCTGTCCGTGATCTTCTTCTCCCCTTTCACAACACGGGAGCCGGCATAGAGAACCATTCCGGCCGCAACGATGGACGAGAGATGCACGATGGAACTAAGCATATCCTACCCCTCCTCACCGCATCGCGCTTATAAACGCGATGGCTTTTCCTAAAAATCTAATGACGTTTTATTTCTGGAACAAACCAATGTTGGGATTCAGCATATCAATGGTAATGCCGTATGCCAGGGCAAGTGCAAGCAGGATCATCAACCCAAAAATCAGATAATTCTTGTGGCGAATGGCTCGGGCACGCACTGCGTTCAGCTCCTGTTCGTGGGCAAGCTGCGCTTCTATGGACGGATCGGGCGTGGGTCGAATATGAAAGAAAGCGTCGATCGACACGCCAAGGACGCGGCAGATGGGACCAGCGGTGTAGATAGACGGCATTTTGGAAGTGGCTGCAAAAAAATTGTTGACGCTGGACAGCGGAACGTCGGAATAGTCGGAAATATCCTGCGCCGTCATCTTTGCCCGGTATTTTGCTTCTTTGCAAAGTTCCTGTAAAGATTCTTCCATTTGTATTCATTCCTCCCTCAACTGGGCACGGCCTGCCCCGTTTCGGTTTGGCGCGGCGGGTCGGTCTGCCTCGTTTTGGCGTTGACCTGCCTAATGCGGTTTTGCTACGGTGTAGCTGCGGCAGGTGCGCTTTGGTTTCACTCCACGCTTATTATACATAATGCACGGAACATAAGCAAGTTGAAAAAACGTAATTGTGCATATAGTTAAATAAACACCGTTTGTATTATACAATTTGACAAAGGAGAGGGAAAGAAAATGGGGAAAACACAGATTGCTGAACAGGAGATCAACGCGGTGATCGACCTATACCGCAAGCTCACACCGGAGCGGAAAGTTACTTATCTTGCCCATCTGCGGAAGATTGACGCAGATACGCCAGCTCCCGCGCCAGCTGCTCGGGAGACATCTTTCGAAGAATAGAGACGATTTCAAGCTCCTCGGCACTCAAGTCCTCGGCCAGCGTCGGCGTGCCGCAGGCGATAGCACCCACCAGCGGAACCTGTTTCATTTTCGGCGCAGCAACGAGATCGACCGGCCCGCACGCGCAGCTATGCCGCCCCAATAGAAAATCTATAGTTGTCCGGTAGTGTTCTGCGATCTTTATGAGCATTTCACTGTTTGGCTCCCGCGTCCCCTTTTCATAGCTTACATACGTTGTGTATGGTATTCCAAGCTCCTCCGCGGTAAGCCGCATTGATTTCCCCGCCCTCTTTCGTAAGGTTTTCAAACTATCCATGCGGTTTTCTCCTTAAATAGATTGATTAAAGTATTGCACATTTTGAGCACAAAGTCAAGTAGAATTGCACGATATGTGCGCGTAACAAGGAGGTTCACAAATGGTACAAGCCAAATATCCAAACATTTCCGCAGAACGCGTGAGACGTGGGCTAAGCAAGGACGACCTTGCACGCGCCATGGGCGTGTCCAGAAAAACAATTCACAACTGGGAGAACGAGGGGCGCATCCCCGGCGCTGCACTTTTAAGGTTAGCCGACTTTTTCGGCGTCTCTACCGATTACCTTCTCGGCAGAGAGTAACCCATCCCGTAACGGAAATGCGTGGTCTAATGGGCGTGCCTGGGCGCGAAAGAACACAGCAGGGCGGAAGCCCGTACTTCTCACCCTGCTGCGCCGGATTTAGCATTGTTCGCCGCACCGCCGCGTTTGTGGTTGGCGCTTCGGTTGCCCGCTACGGGTCGAGCGTCGCGGCTGTGTCGTGACTTTGCCGGTTCCGGTTCCGGCTCTCCGCGCTGCGGAGTTGCCCTCTGGCTCACGACGCGGGGCTTGTCACCATTGGTTTATGGTGTCCACCTCGTAATGCGCGGGCTTACTCAAAAGGTTGGTCAATGTGATCAACTTCCTTTCTGCCCTTTTTGTTTGGGGGCGCGCCCATTATACTACGCATTTCCGAATTTGGCAAATAAATCGCCGAAAATGTGAAAAGAACGTCGCAAGAAAGGAGCACCTATGAACACATTACAGCAATTCACCAATCCCGCCTTTGGCACGATCCGCACCACCGTGGTCAACGGTGAACCGCGTTTCGTACTCAAGGATGTGTGCGAAGCATTCGGAGAAACGAACTATCGCCGCGTTGCAAGCCGATTGGAAGCAGATGAAAAGGGTGTGTCGCAAATTGACACCCCCGGCGGAAAGCAGAGCATGACCACTGTAAGCGAGCCCGGTTTGTACTCGACGCTGTTTGCCATGCAGCCTGAAAAGGCGCGTGGCGTAAGCGATGACTATATTGCAAAGCGGCAAGCGCAGCTCCGTCAGTTCAAGCGTTGGGTTACCTCCGAAGTCCTACCCGCCATCCGCCGCCACGGAATGTACGCCGACGCGCCCACCGTGGAAAAGATGCTGGACGACCCGGACACCATGATCCGCACACTCCAAGCCTTGAAAGAGGAGCGGGAGAAGCGCAGAGCGTTGGAGCAGCAGACCGCCGCCGACCGCCCCAAAGTCCTGTTCGCCGATGCCGTCAGCGCGTCCCACACCTCCATTCTGGTGGGAGAGCTGGCAAAGCTCCTCCGGCAGAACGGCGTGGACATCGGACAGAACCGGCTCTTTGCGTGGCTGCGGGACAACGGGTATCTCGTCCGGCGAGGTGGCAGCGACTACAATATGCCCACCCAGCGCGCCATGGACATGGGTCTTTTCTCCATCAAGGAGACGGCCATCACCCGCTCCGACGGGTCTATCACCATCAGCAAGACCGTCAAAGTGACAGGCAAAGGCCAGCAGTACTTTGTCGAAAAATTTTTAAGCAAGTGAGGACAACCACCATGACTTTATACTACATCGTGATCATCGCCGGTGCTGCAACGCTGGCAAAGTCCATTCTGCGTCTGCTGGACGCTATCGAGGGGAGGAAACGCCGTGAGTAGGGAGCTGCCCGGTTACCGGGAGAATCTGGAGGACATCCTGTCCTTCACCGGCGGCAAGCGTCTTTTGTCCGTGGGCGACCTGTGCCGCTATACCGGCATCACTGACCAGCGCACCGCCAAACGCCACTTCCCCGTGGAAAAGGGATATATCTCCGCCGTCACGCTGGCGCGGTGCCTGTCGGAAGGAGGGAGGAAATGACCATCCGAGAGCGCAACCACAGGGCGTTGGAGTATTCCCGGAGATGCCGCACGAGACGGTGGTGCAGGAGACTGTGGGTGTTATCGCTGATCCTGTGGGCGATGCTGCTTGCGTTTCTGGCGTGGTGCCTGACGCTTCCGGAGGCGCAGGAAAGCGAGGAGGTTTCCCCTCCCGCTATGGTACAGACGGAGGGGCTGGCGTATGAGGAGCCTGTGAATCTGTTGGTATGCAACGTCACCGGATATTGCGCGTGCTGCACACCCTACGCCCACATGAACCGCAACGAGGCGGGGCAGGTGCTCACCGCCTCCGGGCGGTGGGTGACCATCGGCGAGGCGGTGGCGGTAGACCCGGACGTTATCCCGCTGGGCAGCACCGTGACCATCGGCGGCAAGACCTATATCGCCGCTGATACCGGCGTAAAGGGCTATGTGGTGGACGTGCTGATGAGCCACGAGGAGGCGCACCGCGCCGGTGTGAGAAGGGAGCTGGTGACATGGGAATGACCAACTGCCCCATTGAATGCCACAATCGGCGGGTGGGCTGCCGTACCGGCTGTCCCGTTTGGGCGCAGCACGAGGCGGAAAAGGCGCGGTCGTACGCGGAGCGAAAGTATGCGATCGACTACAAAGCCTATAAGAAAGCGGTTGTCCGCCGCACCATTATCCGCATGAACACGAAATAAGGAGGAAAGAAATGAAGGTTTACAAGGCAACAGATAAGGACATGAAATGCCGTGGATTCCAGTATGAGCTTGGCAAGACGGCGGAGGTCGAGGGCGATATTGAATTGTGCGAAAATGGGCTGCACGCCTGCGAAATGCCTTTGGGTGTTCTGGGTTACTACGCGCCCGGTGACGGCTCCCGCTATTTCGAGGCGGAGCTGGAGGATGTCAGCGATGAGATGCACAGCGACGACACGAAGCGCGTCGGCAAGAAACTGACGTTGAGCGCGGAGATCGGCATTCCGGGGTTGGTCAAGGCGCAGGTGGAGTACGTTAAAGCACAGTGTGATTTTGACAATGCCATCAAAAAGGCGAACGCCGAAAAGAAAAACCACGCCACGGGCAATAGTGGCGCAGCATCCGCCACGGGCAATAGTGGCGCAGCATCCGCCACGGGCGAGAGGGGCGCAGCATCCGCCACGGGCGATTTGGGCGCAGCATCCGCCACGGGCTGGAGTGGCGCAGCATCCGCCACGGGCAATAGTGGCGCAGCATCCGCCACGGGCGCGAGGGGCGCAGCATCCGCCACGGGCGAGAGGGGCGCAGCATCCGCCACGGGCGATTTGGGCGCAGCATCCGCCACGGGCTGGAGTGGCGCAGCATCCGCCACGGGCAATAGTGGCGCAGCATCCGCCACGGGCGCGAGGGGCGCAGCATCCGCCACGGGCGAGAGGGGCGCAGCATCCGCCACGGGCGAGAGTGGCGCAGCATCCGCCACGGGCTGGAGTGGCGCAGCATCCGCCACGGGCTGGAGGGGCGCAGCATCCGCCACGGGCAACGGCTGTGTGGCTATGGCTACTGGTTTTTGTGGACGCGTAATGGGAGAGATTGGAAACGCCGTTGTCTGCGTAGAGCGAAATACGAACGGAGAGATCGCTGCCATTCTGTCCGCCATTGTGGATGGGG